TCGCGAAGCGCGTAGATAAATTTATCATGTCGGTCATAAATGACATGCAGGAGAAGTGAGCATGGTCGAAGTTCCGAGATGGGATGGCGACAAGAGGCATGGACCTCCATTGACATGGCATCGCGTCCAGCGGCCCGATATTTTCAAAGCTGATTTCACGTGTTCCTATGGACATGGAATGCTCCTCAAGGGACACACTATTGCGGATGATGGGATAGTATCGCCGAGTGTCGTTTGCCCTGTTGATGGCTGCACTTTCCATGAGTTCATAAAGCTTTTGGGGTGGGCGGAATGAATATCCTTCCCGTTCAAAACCAGCTCCAGATACCGCGCAGCCTGGTCAAGGTGAATGGACAGGTATTGCCCGGCTGGATCGAATGGGAGGTAAACAATAATACGCACAGGCAGGCGGATACGTTTCGCGTTTGCTATGCCTGCGGGAACCTGCCGGCGGCGCAAAACGCCAAATGGCTGATCTCCCAGACCGCCATCCAGGTGCAGATCTTCGTCGGATTTCCTCCGGACCCCGTAAAGTTTAGCGCCTCGCAGCTTCAAAGCATCATCCTGGGCGATTGCGATGCCCTGAATTTCGATCCGGTCCAGAATATCATAGAGCTTTCGGGACGGGATATGGCGTCGGAAATGATCGACACCAAGACGAGCGAAAAGTTTGTCAACCAAAAAGCGAGCGATATCGCCAAAACGATTGCATCGAGGCACGGTCTTACGCCCGACGTCGATGATACAGGATCTCCGGACGGGACCTATTACGAGATCGATCACGCCAGGCTGAACAATGCCCAGACCGAATGGGACCTTCTCTGCGAGCTGGCGGATAATCAGGGCTATAACGTCTGGGTAGACGGCATGACGCTCCATTTCAAACAGCAGGACGAATCGAGCATGGGAACTTACGTGATACAGTGGATACCTCCGGGCGAGATGAACGCGTCTCCCCAGGCGAACGTTATGAGCCTGAAGTTTATGCGAAACAATATGATCAGCCAGAAAAACATAAGCGTGAAGGTCAATTCCTGGAACATAAAGCAGAAGGCAAAACTTACCGGATCGGCCACATCCACCAAGAGCAGCTCGGATGATAATTGGAGCCTCAATTATGAATATAACGAGCCGGGACTCACGCAGGACCAGGCGGATACGCGGGCGAAAGAGAGGCTCAAAGGGATAATCCGAAACGAGATGTGCCTGAACGCGGACCTGCCGGGAGACAATATCTTGAATACTCGAGTACTGATCCAGGTGACGGGAACAGGGACGCCATTCGACCAGACTTACTGGCCGGTGAGTGTTTCGAGGCGATTCGGTATGAGCGAAGGGTATCGGATGTCGGCGGAGGCGAAAAACCACAGTCCGGAGACGGAGGTTGACAGTTAAGAGCAAAAGCGCAGGGGCGTGACGCCCCTGCACCCCTCAGGATTCGGCAGCGCACGTTCCGTGCGCAGCCGAGGGGCTCGCCGCTGCAAGCAGCGGCATAAAATAATGAGGCGAATACATGAGGAATGCCGGCGCATTGGCGAACAGCATGCGCAAGCAGGCGATGCTTGCTGGGGCGGGCAGGACGGATGAGAAGGACGGCATCATAACGTCCTACGATCCAAACGCTTATGCAGTCAAAGTGATGCTGCAGCCGGAAGGATTCGAAACGGGGTGGATCCCGTTTCCGAGCGTTTTCGTGGGAAATGGGTACGGGGCCTATTTCGGGCCGGAGATCGGCCAGGCCGTTTCGGTAACGTTCGCCGAAGGAGATAAGGACAACGGACGGATAAGCAAGCTTTTTTACAACAATGTCGAGGTCCCGGTGGGGGGCGCGAATGCTGTTCAGAGCGGCGAGATTTTACTGGCGGATAAAAGCGGGAATTCGATCCGGTGGAGTCCAAATCAGAATAAACTGATTATCGCGGCGGGGAAAGAATTAGATCAAAACGTAGGGACCAATTGGAATGTGGCCGTGCAGGGCAATGCATCGATTGCTGTGACCGGGAGTATCGATATTACAGCAGCTGGCGGAGACATTACGATCAACGGCGTGAGCCACATGCATCATGTGCATTCGGGAGTGCAGACGGGGAGCGGGAATACAGGGGCCCCTCAGGGCTGAGCAATATGGCGCAGCAATTATTAAGCGATCTTTACCAGATCTGGTCGACCGACCTCCAGCAGTCGAATTCCGGGGACATCATGCCGGTTACCGGGACCGATCGGGGCAAGCAGCGGATTTTGAGGCGGCTTCTGACCAATCCGGCCGATCCGAAGGTTCCAAACGATCCGGGAGAATATATTTTCGATCCGACTTACGGGGCGGGGCTGCGCAAGTATATCGGCAAGAACCAGGACAAAGGGACGCTGGATCGGCTTCAGGGAATTGTACAGGGCCAGATCCTCCAGGAGGCGGTCGTGGCGAGCACGCCGGCGCCTGTGATTTCGATCCAGCAGCTTCCGGATTTTTCACTGTGGGTTTGGATCCAGTATACGGACGCCGCCACGGGAGTCCCCGTGGTGCTGTCTTTTAACGTGGGAAACGATTAGCCCTGACGGGGCGGGACAATAGAGATGCCGCTTAACGTTCAGACATTTACGCAGATAGTTCAGCAGGGCGCGGCCGCCGTGCAGGGCACTGGCCAGGCGCTGGTCGATTTTACGGTTGGGTCGATCCTGCGGGCCATAATGGAAGCCAACGCGGCAATCGTAATGTGGATCCAGGGACTTATTTTGCAAGTGGCCGCACTGACCCGGGCCGCAACCAGCAACGGCAGCGACCTCGATTCATGGTGCGCCGATTTCGGATTTACGCGCCTGGCGGCGACTTACGCGACCGGCCAGGTGACGTTTTCGAGGTTTTCGCCCGGACAGCAGGCGGTTATTCCGGTCGGCGCCGTGGTGCAGACGAGCGATGGGACGCAACAATATGCCGTAACGCTCGATACCACCAATGCGGCATACAGCGCGACTTTAGGGGGATATGCGATCGCGGCCGGAACGTCGAGCGTTTCGGTAACCGTGCAGGCCCTGAACGCCGGCAGCCAGGGGGACGCGGCGGCCGGAGCGATAAATACGCTCGGGCAGGCGATCACCTACGTGGACACCGTGACAAACGCAAGCCCGTTTACAGCCAACGACGCCGAAACGGATTCGGCGATGCGGGTACGATTCGTCGCATGGCTGAATTCTCTTTCGAAAGCGACGCTTGTTGCGATCCAATATGCGATCGCGCAGATGGGGACGGTCGCCAGCTATACGATCACGGCCAATTACGCCTATAACGGGGCGGTCCAGAACGGCTACTTCTATGTGGTGGCCGATGACGGGAGCGGAAGTCCGAGCCAGGGATTTCTGAATAATGTTTATGCGGCAATACAGTTGGTGGTGGGGTTTACGATTAATTTCGCAGTATTCGGGCCAACCGTGGTTACCGCGAATGTAGCGATGACTGTTACAACGGCTTCCGGGCAAAACCATACGAACGCCGTGGAGGCGGTAGAAGCGGCGCTGCAAACCTATATCAACGGATTGGGAGTCGGGAACGGCCTTTCATATGCCAGGCTTTCGCAGGTGGCGTTGGATGCGGTGGGAACGGGCGTGATCACGACGATCACGGGGATAAGCCTAAACGGCGGAACAAGCGACCTGGCGGCGTCGAATCAGCAGATCGTGAGGGCGGGGACGATCAATGTGGTGTAAAGGCAAAAGACTAGTGTGCGGGGAGCTGAGCCCCCCGCACCCCCGCAGGATTCGGCAGCGTGCGATGCACGCAGCCGATAATGCGGCGAAGCGCGGGACCTCTTAATGGCTATTGGCGATCAAAATGACATCCTCAGCCGGCTAATCAGGTATCTGCCGGTGTCGTGGTTCGACGGGGATTCGAACCCGATCCGGGATGGAGTATTATCGGGGCTGGCGGCCGGGCATGCTGCCGTTTATTCGATGCTGGCCTATGTGCGAGGGCAGACGCGGATAAAGACCACAAGTGAGGGGTTCCTGGACCTTATCAGCCAGGATTATTTCGGCGGAGCGCTCCCGAGGCTTGCGGGCGAAAATGACGCGCACTTTTTGATCAGGATCCAGCTAAATCTTCTGCGGGAAAGGGCTACGAGGGAAGGGGTCGTAAAAGTCCTGGTCGACCTGACGGGATTTACGCCCGTGATCGTGGAGCCTCAAAATCCGGCCGACTGCGGCGGGTATGGGGCGCCGAGCTGCGGCTATGGCGCGGCCGGCTATTACGGATCGATGCTTCTGCCTTACCAGGGATTTGTCCACGCATTCCGGCCGTCGACGAGCGGCATCCCCAATATGGCAGGGTACGGGAATGTGACAGGATATGCTCCTGGGGGCTATGGTTCGGGCCTGATCGAGTATGGATCGCTCAGCATGATCCAAGGGGCGGTCACAGACGCCGACATTTACGCGGCGGTAGCGAGCGTGATCCCGGAAGGAACAATCGCCTGGATGGAAATAAGCAATCCCTCTCCCTCTTCAGCGGGGGCAGGTTTTGGGGCGGAAGGTTTCGGCGTGGATGGATTCGGGGAATAATAACCTGGAGGCATTAATTGGACAGGCAAATTATATATGACGGGCAGATACCTCTTACGACGGACCTGTTGAATGTTAACAAGAACGTTTATCTGGCGCTGCTGAAGCTCGCGGCCGGGATACTGGGGACGAATACTCTTCTGAATGGACTTTCGTGCGTTCCGACTTCGCCGGCGAGTTTATCAGTGATAGTGAACCCGGGGGAGATCTATTCGCTGGAGACGCTCGATCCTTCCGCCTATTCGGACCTGGGGACCGATTCGCGGACGGTTTTAAAACAGGGGATTATGACGGGCGCCCTTCCGATCGCTCTGCAGCAGCCGTCCACGATCGGATACAGCGTAAATTACCTGATCGAGGCCGCATTTTCGGAGGCAGACATAAATGCGACCATCCTGCCCTACGTGAATGCGGGCAATCCTCAGCAGCCATATAGCGGTCCGGGCGGAACGGGAGCATCTCAGAACACGACAAGGCAGGACACGATCACGATCCAGGCGAAGACGGGAGTGGCGGCGCCAACGGGCAGTCAGGCGACTCCCACGGTGGACGCCGGCTATACGGCCCTTTTTGTCGTGACGGTGGATTACGGGCAGACGGCGATCGGCAGCAACCATATCGCACAGGCGGCCGGAGCGCCTTTCATCACGGAGACACTCACCCAAAAAATCAGCCAGGCGACGGCGGACCTGCGGTACGTGCAGCTCACCGCGCTGGCATTGATCGGGGCCGCCGGGCAGATTCCCTACGGAAATGCATCCGGGCAACTGGACCCGAGCTGGCTGGGCATGTCGTCGATCGCCATGCGTTATCCGGTGATTTTGACCGGCAACAATATGCTGATTGTGGCGGCGGCGGCCGGGAATACGATCGAGGTCGCTGCGGGCCAGTCTTTTTCGTTCAGGGACTGCGTTCAGTTCAGCACGGGGGCCGGGTGGACGTCGCCGATGACCGCTGCGAACCAAATTTATCATTTGAGGTTCGTGTTCAGCACCGCGTCCGGACGCGCGAACATGGGTGCGAGCTTCTACGCGGCCAAATCGATTTCGGGCGGATCGTTCTACCTGGTGAATGTTACCGACTCGACATACAACGCTTCGGCGCTGGCTGAAAACAATCCGGCGTTCGACACCCAGTACGACGATATGCTGGTGGCAAAAATTACGACCAATTCCGGGAACGTGGCCACCATAACGCCGTTTATCAATACCAATAAGCTCTGCTCTTATGTGTCGCAGCGGCCTATGTCCGCGTGGTCGTTTGTCGCGAATACGGAAACCGACATCCCGGGCTTGACCGCTTTTGCGAACAATTATGCCAGATCGTTTAACGCCATCATCGGCGGCAATTTTTCGGCCAATGAAATTTCGGCGACGGGCGCGCAGGCCATTATAAGGTTATGGCAGAATGCGACGATCGCCGTGGAGGGTTGGTATAACGACGGAAGCGGAGATGGAAACGTCGGAGCATCGATGAGCCCCAATATTCCCGTGACGATACACCGGGAAGACGTAATCCAGCCGACCGGCAATATGACGACGGGGGGCGCGATGGTACTTGATAATACCGGGCTGATAGATGGATCTCGCACGACGCTTCAGAGCCTCGGCTCTTCATTCTACGTGCAAGGCACAAGCTGGAACTAGGACAGGAGAGGAACATAAATTGGACCGCATAATGACTTACCCGGGACAAATCCCGCTCGAAACGGACATTCTGAACGCGGAAAAAAATGCCTATGTCGCGCTGGGAAAACTTGCCGGCGCGATATTCGGACCGGGGCCGCTCGTAAATGGGCTGGTCTGCACGCCTACAACGCCGAACAGCATGTCGGTGCTGATCGGAGCCGGCGAAATATATGAGACGGAGGTGGTCGACCAGAATGCTTATTCGAGCCTGGCGGCCGATTCGCACAGCATCCTGAAGCAGGGGATATTATCCGATCCTGTGGAGTTTACGCTTACGGCGCCCGTGACCAGCGGGTACAGCATCAATTACCTGATCGAGGCGGCGTTTTCAGAGAACGACATCAACTCGGAGGTGCTCCCCTATTACAATGCGGCCAACCCCATGCAGGCCTACAGCGGGCCGAACGGGACGGGAACGGCACAAAACACGACCAGGCATGACACGATCTCGATCCAGGTGGTGGACGGGACGCCGGCGGCAACGGGGAGCCAGACTACGCCGGCGCCAAGCAGCGGATTTATAGGGCTGTGGGTGGTGACGGTTGCGTACGGGCAGAGCACGATTGCGGCAGGGAATATTACGCAGGTGAGTGGGGCGCCGTTTCTAGGCGCGATGCTGAATAATTACGGTTATGATGTGGGGACTGTCAATGCGATTGCGGTCAATTTTGGGGTGCCGAGATTAATCGATGGAATGGCATTTAAAATCAAAGTTAGATATGTAAATACCGGTCCGTCCACTTTCACGCCCAATCCGGGCGTGATTGCGCCGAGTCCAATTTACGGCAATGTCGAAGTCGTTTTGCAGGGCGGAGAAATATATGATCTTATAACAATCAGTTGGTCTGCATCATTTGGGGCTTGGATAATGATAGATCAAGCCGGAGGAAATCTACAGGTAGCATCTCCCACCCAGCCCTTGCATGCAGTCAATCTGTCTTATTTTCAAAACAATATCTCTTTGCAAAGGTATAGCTCTGTCCTGACCACACAAATAACGATGACGAGTGCAAATACACTCTATGATGGGCCGTCTCTTACTCTAGGGGTCGGTGTATGGCTTTTATTTGGGACCGTTAATGTGACGATGGGGGGAACCGGGAATGGATTCGCCTGTTTATGGGATGGGACGAATGTTTTTAATTCGATTAATATGGATGTAAGCGGAAACGGCACTTTAATCGGACTAATGACAGTCTCTTCGGGGACTAATACGGCCAAAATATCTGCATCTTCGCCAAATGCCGGCGGAACGATAAATCCGAACACAACGGGCAATTGGTCAAAACCAAATGCGACTCAACTTATTGCGATCAAAATAGGATAAAGGCATGGAATATTTCGCCGCGTTTACGGCATTCGGAGAGGTGATTGCCCAATACCTGGATGCGCTGCAGATCGCTTTGGCGACGGCGAAGGCGGGGGGGGGGACCTGGATAGCGCCGGCGCAGCCTGTGAGTATTCCATAGATGAGAGAGCGGGGCGTGAAAATCGAGTTAAAGGAGCAGGCGAGGAGGTGCCAGCCTCCCCACTGACCCGCAGAAGGCGCTGCGGATCACAGCCGAAACTGCTGCCCCTACCCACGTAGGCGCGTGGAGGTTAGCAGAATCGGCATTTTCGGTCAAGGATATGATCGAATGAGAAGTCCATTGTGTTGGATGGGAGGTAAAAGTCAACTGGCGAGAAAGATAGTGGGAATGATTCCGGAGCATGAGGCATATGGAGAAGCATTTGCCGGGGCCGCATGGGTATTTTTCAGCAAGCCGGAATCCAAGTTTGAGTCCATTAACGATGTAAATTCCGAGCTCATAACATTTTATCGAGTGCTGCAAAATCACCTGGAGGAATTCTGCCGGCAGTTCAAATACACGTTATCATCGAGGGAATGGTTCAATGATTGGAATCGACAGTTGGCTGCGGGCGGATTGACCGATATTCAGCAGAGCGCCAGGTTTTATTATCTGCAGCGGCATTCATTTTCAGCGGATATGATCGGCCGCAGCTTTGGAAGAAGTACGCATAAGGCGCCGAGGATCAACCTTCTACGCATGGAGGAAGATCTGTCGGCGGTCCACCTGCGGATGGCCAGGGTAACGATAGAGAACCTACCCTGGCAGGAATATGTGAGACGATATGATTCTCCATCGACGTTCTTCTATCTGGACCCGCCATATTATGGATTTGAAGAAATATACGGAAAAGGACTGTTCTCGCGAGAAGATTTCACGCTGATAGCTGAATGCCTGGGGGATATACGGGGTAAGTTTCTCCTGAGCATCAACGATGTCAGCGCCATCCGGGATGTATTCAGGGATTTTAGGGTCCAGGAAGTAGATACGACTTATTGCAGTCGAAAGGCTGGGACTACGGCTGTGCGAGAGCTGGTGATCTGCAATTATTAGGTGGGCGTGACTGATTTGCAATGGCGGTGGGGGGTTTAGAGGGAATCTGACATGATATCCGATGATTCTTATTGAGAGTGCTTAGTTGGGGCGAGAGAAGATGCCATAGTTTTGGACATATTGTCAGATTAATTAGATGGTCGAATAAAGCTACCACTGAGGAGCCGCGAAAACGGAACCCTAGTGGTGTATCCATTTTCGGGAGTGGAAGATTTGAGAAGGTGTCAAAGATTCTTTGACGATGTCAAACTAAAAAAGAGTACGATTTATCGCGATTTTCGGGCTGGAATTATCGCGCGCCGCTAGACTCCCTCGATCCGACACACTGGATGAACACGAAATTACGACCGTTTGTTATCCGAACGTCGCCTGCCGTGTGCAGCTTGTCGAATTCAAGAGAAGTGAGAATCTTTTGCGAGT